CATCTCAAGGTACTCAAGGTTCTGGAATCCAAGGTATCCAAGGATCTCAGGGTACTCAAGCATCTCAAGGTACTCAAGGTTCTGGAATCCAAGGTATCCAAGGATCTCAGGGTACTCAAGCATCTCAGGGTACACAAGGTTCTGGAATTCAGGGTATTCAGGGATCGCAGGGTACTCAAGCATCTCAGGGTACACAAGGTTCTGGAATTCAGGGTATTCAAGGTACTCAAGCATCTCAGGGTACTCAGGGATCAGGAATTCAGGGTATTCAAGGACCAGCAGGTACTGTTCAGGGTGCTCAAGGATCTCAGGGTACTCAGGGTACTCAAGGACTTCAAGGACCAGCAGGTACTGTTCAGGGTGCTCAAGGATCTCAGGGTACTCAGGGATCAGGAATTCAAGGTTTACAAGGTACACAAGGTGTTCAGGGATCAGGAATTCAGGGTATTCAAGGACCAGCAGGTACTGTTCAGGGTGCTCAAGGATCTCAGGGTGTTCAGGGTAGTGGAATTCAGGGAACAACGGGGTCTAGTGGTTTAAGTACAGTTTTTAATATATCATCATCCGAAACCAGACCATATTACATTGGATTAAGTACGGTAAGCACTGGAATTAATACTGCATTATTTACTTCTTCGCAATTGGTTGTCAGTGGTTTTGGATCTGTTGGTATAGGGACAACAAGACCAATATCACCACTTCATGTTGTTGGTGATGTAAGAATTACTGGACTTTCTACAACCTCTGGTGTCCTAATTTCTGGAGGAATAGTAACATCGGCATTGGGTTCTGTAGGTGTCGTAACATATTATGGTGATGGATCAAATTTAACTGGAAATATTCCAAATGCAATTCAAAATATAGATGTTAACTTAATCTATTATCCTTTATTATCAATTAGTACCACTGGAACAATATCTAGTATTAGTGTTTCTAGTAATTCAATTGTCTTTAATCCAGGTCCAAATTATCTTGGAATAGGAACTACAAGTCCAAAAGCAAATCTTGATGTTTTAGGTAATGCAATTTTTTCTGGAATTGTTACGGCATCTCAATTTAGAGGTAGTTCTCAGATTGGTATTTCCAGTGGAAATAATTATGTTGGATTAACAACTCTGATTAAATTTGTTGGATCAGGAGTCACCATTACATCTGAATATAATTCCGTATCTGGAATTACAACATTGACTTTTGGAAGTGTTCAGGGATCTCAAGGTACTCAAGGTACTCAAGGTACTCAGGGAGTTTCAGTTCAAGGTGTTCAAGGACTTGCTGGAAGTGTTCAGGGATCTCAAGGTACTCAAGGTACTCAAGGTACTCAGGGAGTTTCAGTTCAAGGTGTTCAAGGACTTGCTGGAAGTGTTCAGGGATCTCAAGGTACTCAAGGTACTCAAGGTACTCAGGGAGTTTCAGTTCAAGGTGTTCAAGGACTTGCTGGAAGTGTTCAAGGTGTTCAAGGTCCTTCTGGTGGAGGTTCTATTAATGTTGTTGATAATACAACAACAAATGCAACATATTATGTTGGTTACTCCACAATTTCTGGAGGAACTTTATCTAATCTTGGAATTTCTTCTACGAAACTTCAATTTAATCCTTCTACTGGAACTCTTTTTGCAACAATATTTACTTCACTTTCAGATAGAACTCAAAAGGAAAATATAATTCCAATTAAAAATGCATTAAATATTGTAAATAATATGAATGGTGTTTACTATGATTGGGTTGATGGTCATAATCAATCTTCTGTTGGTTTGATCGCACAAGAAGTTGAAAAGGTTCTTCCCCAGGTAATTTCAACTAATGATGATGGATTAAAAACAATTTCTTATGGAAATATCGTTGCCGTATTAATTGAGGCAATTAAAGAACAACAAATTCGCATTGAAAGATTGGAGGATAGATTAAATGCCTAGTCCCGGTGGTCAGTTTTTTTCAGATGAATTTGGTGATATTGAAGATTACTTTGTGTCTGATTATCAACTAATAGACCAATATATTGGAGATCAGTTGTGGAATTGGGGTTTTAATAGTTCTGGGCAACTTGGAGTCAATGATACCATATACAGAAGTACTCCAGTCACCACAATACTCGGCGGAACCAATTGGAAACAAGTTAGTTTTAATAGTGCAATCAAAACCGATGGAACTCTATGGTTGTGGGGTAATAATTCTTATGGACAACTAGGAGTCAATAATACTGCATCAAGAAGTATTCCAGTCACCACAATACTCGGTGGAACCAATTGGAAATCTGTTTTTTCTAGAGGATCACAAACTATAACAGCAATCAAAACTGATGGAACTCTTTGGGTATGGGGTCGTAATGAGTTTGGACAATTAGGAGTCAATGATACCATAACCAGAAGTACTCCGGTTACCACAATACTTGGTGAAACCAATTGGAAATCTGTTTCTTGTAGAGATGGAAATACAGCAGCAATCAAAACCGATGGAACTTTATGGACTTGGGGTGGAAATGCTTCTGGGCAACTAGGAATCAATGATAGAACAGAAAGAAGTACTCCGGTTACCACAATACTCGGTGGAACCAATTGGAAATCTGTTGTTTGTGGAAGTTTTTGTATAGCAGCAATTAAAACCGATGGAACTCTATGGGTTTGGGGTTCTAATAGTTTAGGAGAACTAGGACTCAATAATAGGGCATTCAGAAGTATTCCAGTCACCACAATACTCGGTGGAACCAATTGGAAATCTGTTGATATTGCAGATAGTGCTACAGTAGCAATCAAAACTGATGGAACTCTTTGGGTATGGGGTCGTAATGAGTTTGGACAATTAGGAGTCAATGATACCATAATCAGAAGTACTCCAGTCACCACAATACTCGGTGGAACCAATTGGAAATCTGCTATTAGTGAAGGTTTTAATACGGCAGCAATCAAAACCGATGGAACCTTATGGACTTGGGGTTATAATGATAATGGACAACTAGGAGTCAATGATCTCACAAACAGAAATACTCCAGTCACCACAATACTCGGTGGAAACAATTGGAAATCTCTTTCTGGTAATTCTGTAGTAATTACAGCAATTACAGCAGGAGTAGAAATTGGTTTTACTACACCAACAGAAGTTATTTTTGATGTTCCTGGAACTTATACCTGGTATGCACCAGTAGGTGTTACAACAGTATCAGTGGTTTGTGTTGGTGGTGGGGGAGGTTCTACAACATCTGGTTCTGGTGGTTCTGGTTCTGGTGGTGGAGGATTGGGATATAAAAACAATATTTCGGTAAGTACAGGAATAGGTTACACTGTTGTTGTTGGATCTGGTGGAACAAAAGTAACTACAGGATTCGCTGGTACTGGTGGTAATAGTTATTTTATAAGTTTAGGTACAGTTGCTGGTTATGGTGGCGGTGGTGGACAAGCAGCAGGAGATACTGTTGGTGTTGGGGGAACTTATTTTGGTGATGGTGGTGGAAATGGTGGATCTGGTGGCACCAGAGGTGGTTCTGCCGCTGACGCAGCTGGAGGTGGTGGTGCTGGTGGATATTCTGGTGCTGGAGGTGCTGGAGGTGCAGTTGTTGCTGGTGTTGGTGGAAATGGTTCTGCTGGTGCTGGTGGTGGTGCTGGTGGTGGTGGTGGATGTGGAACTGGTGACACTGGAGGTTGTGGAGGTGGTGTAGGTTTATATGGTTCTGGAACTAGTGGAAATGGAGGTGCTGGAAGTGCTAATGATGGTGCCGGAGGATTTGGTGGTTCTGGTGGTCAAAATGCGGCTCAGGCATCTGCTACTGCTCCAGGAAATGTTTATTCCACAACTGTACCTTCAACTCCTGGAGAATATGGTGGAGGTGGATGTGGATCTGATGTAAACAATATTGGTGAAGTTTCTGATGGTGCCTCTGGTGCCGTAAGAATTATATGGTCTTATACTGGAAGCACACCTACTTTTTCATAAATACTTAAAAAAATATGTACGCACTTGTTCATAATTCTCAACTAATTCTTGGTCCAATCAAGTATAACTATCTTTTAATTAATGGAGAACTGGAAGAACTTGAAATAAATGCAAAAGTTTCTCCAAGAGATTATGAGAGAGTTCCTATTATATTTGATGCCAATACTGCACTGGTTTCAGTAGTTCAGACTATACCAACATATGATGAACGATTTGAATCACTTGGAAACTTTGAATGGTCAATCTTTCAGGAAAATGGCTATCCAGAAAGAGTTGATATGACTTATACGATTAACAATAAAACCCTAGAACAAATCAAAGAAGAATATAAAGCAAGAGTGGCACCCATTCGCTGGGAAAAAGAAAACGGACAATTAATTACAATTACTGTTAATAATACTCAAGTTCAAGTTTATACAAGTAGAGAAGAAAGAGACCAATTTGTATCTAAATTAGTTTCTTGTTCTGGTATACAAAATGCTACACATAATTATAAGTTTAGAAATGATGTATGGGTTGAAATAGGATGTACAGAAATTGAATACATTTTACAACAAATTGATATGGTAGTTCAGGATGCATTTGATTGGGAATATACAAAACTACAAGAAATTGATGCCTGTACAACTGGACAAGAAGTTTATGCAGTTGATCTAACATAACCTTTAGTGTGGGAGTAAATTAATGGCATATGAACCAACTACTAATTTCAAAGATAGTAATAATGTTGATTTGGGTAAGAAGTTAGTCACCAAAGATTACTTATTAACTGTTTATCCTTCAATTTTAGACAGTCTTGGAAATAGTGGTTTGACGGTAACTCCTGCTTTATGGACTTGGGGTATTAATGGTTATGGACAACTAGGAGTCAATAATACCACAACCAAAAGTACTCCAGTTACCACAATACTCGGTGGAACCAATTGGAAATCTGTTGATTGTGGATATAATCATACAGGAGCAATCAAAACCGATGGAACTCTTTGGTTGTGGGGTGGTAATACTTCTGGAGAATTGGGAAACAATGGCGTCGGGCAGCGCATAAGTATTCCAATCACTACATTACTTGGGGGAACTAATTGGAAAGAAGTCGGGTGTTCTACATTTCATACGGCAGCAATCAAAACCGATGGAACCCTTTGGTTGTGGGGTAATAATAGTTATGGGACATTGGGAAACAATTTGGGGGGATCACTTATTGTTACTCCGATTACCACAATACTCGGTGGAACCAATTGGAAATCTGTTGATTGTGGAACCCGCGCTACATATGCAATCAAAACTGATGGAACTCTTTGGTTGTGGGGTATTAATGGTAGTGGACAACTAGGAGTTAATGATAGAGTGTCTAGAAGTACTCCAGTCACCACAATACTCGGTGGAAACTATTGGAAATCTGTTGCTGGTAGTGGATTAGGTTCTGTTTTAGCAATCAAAACCGATGGAACTTTATGGTGTTGGGGTGCTGGTAATTTTGGACAACTAGGAGTCAATGATACCGCATTCAAAAGTACTCCAGTTACAACAATACTCGGCGGAAACAATTGGAAATCTGTTTCTAGTGGAAGAGAGCATACAGTATCAATTAAACTCGATGGAACTCTCTGGTGTTGGGGTCGTAATAATTTTGGACAACTAGGAGTCAATGATACCACAACCAGAAGTACTCCGGTTACCACAATACTCGGTGGAACCAATTGGAAATCTATTTTTTGTGGAGGTTATCATACATTAGCAATCAAGACCGATGGAACCTTATGGTGTTGGGGTCGTAATAATCTTGGACAACTAGGATTCAATGATATCATAACAAGAAGTACTCCAGTCACCACAATACTCGGTGGAACCAATTGGAAATCTGCTGATGGTGGTCAAAATTATACAGTAGCAATTCAATCCGTAGACTATATCTAAATAGTCAAAATACATAATCTTCTTTATGAACCCTCTTGAATTGGTTGCAAAAACACTCTATAACTTCCAAGAAAAAGAACTTACGATACAACTTCTCAATGCTTTTGGAAAAAGAGCAGAAACCTTTGAGCAATATAATGATATAGCAAAGATTTTCTTTGAAATCAAAAATTTCTCCAATGCCATTACCTATGGAGAAAAAGCACTCAAATTAGCATCAAAATCAGAAGAGAAATATATCACATCTAAAAATCTGATTAACGCATATAATCAATTCAATTATCCAGAGAAGGCAATCACTCAAATTGAAAAGTGTAAGAAACTGACTCCAACAGACCCAGAACTTTTATTTGAAGAAACAACAACTTATGCTCAATTGGGGCAACACGAAAAATCTCATAAACTTCTTTTTAATCTTTCCAAAAGAAATGATTTACCAGAAGAAATAGAAAAAAAGGTTCATCATAATCTTTCTGGATATTATTTTAGAAGAGATGATTTACATACTGCACTTGAACATTTTCTCACTGAAACCGAAAAAGAAGCATATAAGAACATTCAAATTGAACACGAGAAATGGGACGGTATAATCGTTCCCAATAAAACTTTGATTGTAGATGCTAATTGTGGAGCAGGAGATGAGATAATGCACATAAGATTTATGAAGCATCTCAAAGAACTCGGAATGAGACCAATCTGGGCAACCACAAGAAAGCAACTAGCAGAAGTTTTCAATCACAATGATTTTGAAAGTGTTTGTGTATGGGACAAACCAGAATATCCAAAGGATGCTCAATGGGTTTATGCTCTTGCTCTTCCTTATCATTTAAATCTATCAGTTCAAGATTTGGGCAGAGAACCATATATTCAACCATTACCAGAGAAAGAAAAACAATATTCTTATCTACAAGAAGATAAGAAATTTAAAATTGGAATGTTCTGGAACTCCGACTCTGGATTTGAACAGGCACATTTTAGAAGTGTGGGATTTGAAGATTATATGAAAGTGTTGTATAATGATAAGTATTCTCTATACTCACTTCAAATGAGTGATAATCCTGTTCCCGAAAAATATCAATCAAATGTTACAGAGTTTCATTCAGAAGATAGGGAGTTTGCTGATACATTTTCCATTATCAATCAGATGGATTTGGTGATTACTTCTTGTACATCCATTGCTCATATTGCAGCATCAATGGGTAAAGAAACCTGTGTGTTTGTTCCGATTATGGAATATTATGCCTGGACAAGTACTACTGGAAAATCTTGGTGGTATGGTGATAATGTTCATTTGTTCAGACAAAAGAAACCAAGAAATTGGGATAAACCAATACAAGAACTGAAAGAGTTTCTGAATACCTTATGAGATTTCATACTTTTTACTCTAAAAATCTACCAGAACAACTGATAAAAGACCATCAGAAAGTGTGTAATCATATTGGTATTGATGTGGAGTATCACATTGAAGAAGCAATAGATGATTATGATGCTCTTTATACTGCTCACGGAAAGTTTATGACCTCCGTAATGGAGCAAGAAAAAGTTGCTTGTTTTTTAGATATTGATTGTCTTCCACATCATAAAGAAAATATCAAAAAAGCATATAACTGTGCAATAGAAAATCATTCTTTTGTTGGAAATGCTCAAAATATTTCTCATACACAAATGAGAAATCATCTTTATGCCGCAGCATCTTTTTTAATTGTAACTCAAGATGCTTGGAAAACTTTAGGAACTCCAGATTTTTCTAATTTTATACAAAATGACATTCAAATAGATACTGCACAAATTCTTACTTTGAGAGCAGATCAAATTGGATTTCCTTATCAATTAATGTATCCAATTGGATATGATGAAGATGATTTAAAGCATTGTTTTGTTAATCATTCTGGATCTATTAGTCACAAAAAATGCTTGGGTTCATATGGAAATTATGGAACTGGAACACTTTATCCAGCAACTTGGCATTATTTTAGAATTAGTGAGTTTGTAAATCAAGTTCCAGACCTCTGGACAGAGAGGGTAAATAATATATTAAGTAATCAAAAAATCATTCCAAATTATTCTTCGTATTTTTATGGATTATAAATTTTTATTTTTAATTGGATCTTCTCTTGAGCATTTTGCAGAAGAACAGTTTAGTAGATATAAAACAGAACAAAGATTTTATCAAACTTTAGATACTATTGAAAGTGTAAGAAAAAAAGCACCAAATGCGTATATTTGTTTATTTGAACTATCACATAAACCTATTCCAAATGAGTACAAGGAAATTTTGAAAGAGAAGGTAGATTTGTTTCTGGAGTTTTATGATGATGAGGGAATAAAAACTATCTACGAAAATCTGAATAAAAATCCTGCTTTGTTTACTTTTGGTAAGTCTATTTTAGAAACCAGAGGTCTTTTATGTACTTTATATTATCTTAGAAAGAATCAGGTTTTTACCGATGTTCAAAGAGTATTTAAATTAACAGGAAGATATGCATTAAATGAATATTTTGATATTCAGGATTATGAAAGTAAGTTATTAGAGAATCACTATGTTGCCAAGACATTTGAATACCCAGAAATTGAAAATGATATTATGGATAATGTGATTTATACAAACTTTTATGCTTTTGTTTACAAATGTAGGGGTTCTATGGTGACTGGATTATGGTCTTTTGATAGAAGTTTATATCTGGAAACCATAGAGGCATTGGAAAAAAGTTTTAATTATATGGAAAAAATGATTACCTGCACTTCTGGAATTGATATTGAGCATTCTTTATATTATTATTTGGATAAGAAAAAGATTATCAGGTCTTCCAATTTGGGATTAAATGTAATTAAAGGAATGGAAGAGGCAATTTATACGATATGAAATTAGCAATTTTTTATCATATTGCACAAATTGGATTAGGTGCATTCATTTATCAGGCACAAATTCATAGATTGTATGCTTCTGGTCTTATAGAAGCAGCAGATTACATTCATTTTGGTGTGAATGGAGATCAAGAACTCTTTAATGTTCCAGAAAAAGCAATTATAAAAAGAAATAAAACTTGGAAAGAAGAAACTGAAACTTTAATGTCCTTAAGAGATTTTGCCTCAGATAATCCAGATTATAAAATTCTTTATTTGCACACTAAAGGTGCTTCTAAAAATACATTAAACTCTCAGTCTTATCGTTTAATGATGGAGTATTTTGTAATTGATAGATGGAAAGAGTGTGTAGAATACTTAGATAATTATGACTGCGTTGGACAAACCTGGATTATCAATGGAGATACCGTATGGTCAGATGGAAGTGTTACTAAAAATAATGAAGGAATAGGTCATTTTTCTGGAAATTTTTGGTGGACAAATGCTTCTTATGTGAATAGATTGAATCACGAATATCTGGAAACTGGGTATAGATTAGATAGAGAATTTTGGATTGGAACGGGAAAAAATTATAAACAAAAATCTTTATATCAGTGGACAGATGATTTCTATCTTGAAACTGATTTAAATGATTATTACTTTTCAGAAAAGGTGTATGTCAAATGAGAGAATGTGGTTCTTGTACTGCCTGCTGTACTTGGTTGATTGGTAATGCTTATGGGTGGGAGTTTGGAAATGGAAAATCCTGTAAGTTCTTATGTGAAACTGGATGTAGTGTTCATAAGGCAAGACCAAAGGTTTGTGAGAAATACTTTTGTGCCTGGGCACAGGAACTCATAGATGAAGAATACCGACCTGATATGTGTGGTGTTTTGGTTTCGGTGGAAAACAATGAGAATGGACAGTATTTAAAAATTTTGGAAATAACTGCAGATAAACTAAATAATGATATTGTAGAGTACTTTAATAAATGGAGTGAAAGAATGAATACTTCGGTGATTTATTTAAAGAAATTCAATTCATAGAGAAGATAAATGCCCAAAGACGATATTAATTATAGATTTACTGAGAATGAAGTCGTTTATGATTTTTATGATGTCTTTGTGCCTGCTGAGATTTTTAGAGAACCTTCTTTATGGACTTGGGGTGGTAATACTTTTGGAGCACTGGGAGTCAATGATACCACATCCAGAAGTACTCCAGTTACCACAATACTCGGTGGAACCAATTGGAAATTTGTTTTTGGTAGGGACAATAGTTCAGTAATAAAATCTGATGGAACTCTATGGTTGTGGGGTTTAAATAACTCGTCACTAGGAATAAATAATAACGCAACCAGAAATACTCCAGTCACCACAATACTCGGTGAAACCAATTGGAAATCTGTTGCTGGTGGAAATAATTATACAGCAGCAATCAAAACCGATGGAACTCTATGGACTTGGGGTAGTCGTTCTGGTGGGGGAGCGTCTTCTGGACAACTAGGAGTCAATGATAACATATCCAGAAGTACTCCAGTCACCACAATACTCGGTGGAAACGATTGGAAATCTGTTTCTTGCGGAAGTGATTTTACAGCAGCAATCAAAACCGATGGAACTTTGTGGGTTTGGGGTGTTAATGATAATGGAGCACTGGGAGTCAATGATACCACATCCAGAAGTACTCCAGTCACCACATTACTCGGTGGAAACAATTGGAAATCTACTGCTAACGGAGCATCATATTTAGTAGCAATCAAAACCGATGGAACTTTATGGTTGTGGGGTGATAATAATTTTGGACAACTAGGAATCAATGATAGAACAGAAAGAAGTACTCCGGTTACCACAATACTCGGTGGAACCAATTGGAAATCTGTTGAATGTGGAAATATTTATACTTTAGCAATCAAAACCGATGGGACTTTGTGGGGTTGGGGTGAGAACACTAGTGGACAACTAGGAGTCAATGATATCACCTCCAGAAGTACTCCAGTCACCACATTACTCGGTGGAAACAATTGGAAATCTGTTACTGGTGGAGATTTTCATACAGCAGCAATAAAAACCGATGGAACTCTTTGGTTGTGGGGTGGTAATGGTGATGGAAAACTAGGAGTCAATGATACCGCAACCAGAAATACTCCAGTCACCACAATACTCGGTGGAAACGATTGGAAATCTGTTGCTTGTGGAGATGCTCATACAATAGCAATTAAATACGAACCAGATCCCTAATACATAATATAAAAACATATGAAAAATCTTTATTTTCTTTCTGGTTTACCCAGAAGTGGTTCCACATTATTAGGTTCCATACTTTCTCAACATCCAAAACTCCAGGCAACTCCAACATCTCCTCTTGCGGATTTGTTGTGTTGGATTGATGATGGATTCTCCAAGTTAGACCTTCAATATACTTACGATAAGGAACAAATAACTTATAATACTTATAGTTCAATACTTTCCAACTTTTATAATCATTTTGAGAAACCTTGTATCTTAGATAAGCATCGTGGATGGTGTAAGAATGTACCTTCTATTGAAAAGTTTCTTCATCAGAATCCAAAAATTATAGCAACCAATCGTAGAATCTCAGAGGTTCTTGCATCTTATATTATTCTTCTTGAAAAAAATCAAACAGATAATTTTGTAGATGCACACCTAAGAAGAGAAGGAAAACCAATTACCACAGATAATCGTATTGAATGTCTGTGGAGAAACTATGTTTCTGATCCTTATGAGAGTTTAGTTTATGGATTAAGACATAATCCCCAAAATATTCATCTGGTTGATTATAATGATTTGACTCAGAATCCCGAAGAAACGATTTCTAAAATCTATGAGTTCTTAGAGATAGAACCTCATAATCACGATTTTTCTAGCATTCTAAATACCTGTGCAGAAGATAAAGATGATGCTTGGGGTATTGAAAATCTTCATAATATTCGTTCAAAACTTCAAAGGACTTCACCACCTCCAGAAGAAATTATTGGTGAAGACAATGTAAAACTTTATGATTTATTTAATATAAACTATGAAAATTGAAGTATTTTTAAGACACTGTTATTACTCAAAGATTCAAGAGCAACCGAATAAAGAAAGACCAGATTGGTGGGACAAACAAAAAGTATTTGAGAATTTTAAGAATACTTTAAATCCAGAAACCACTAATTATACCATTGTTTATGATGAGCATTATGGAAAGATAGAAGATACTTTTCTTTCTAATGAAACCAATGTTCATATTATCAATGCTGGAGGAGAAGCAAAAAGTTTTCTCAGCACCCTGAATTATGCCCTACAGCAGGACTTTGATGATGAGACCATCATCTACTTCTTAGAGGATGATTATGCCCATCGTCCAGGGTGGGATGTTATCCTACAAGAAGGATTTGAGTTGCCTGTAGGATATGTAACTCTATATGACCATAGAGACAAATATACTTCAATGTATGCTGATTTGATGAGTAAAATTCTTATTACAGAACATTCTCATTGGAAACCAGTTCCTTCTACAACAAATACATTTGCAACTAAATTTAAAACACTTAAAGAAGATGCTAGAGTTCATCATCAATATTCAACAAATGTAGAACCAACCGCAGATCATCAAAAGTTTTTAGATTTAAATCAAAAAGGAAAATATTTAATTTCCTGTCTTCCTGGATATTCCACACACGCAGTAAAAGAATGGGTCTCACCTTGTATTGATTGGAGCAAATACCTATGAATTGGAAAGATGTTCCTGGATTTTTTGATTCAGATTTAGTCTATAAATTAGCAGTAAAAAGTTTTCCCGAAGGTTCAACTTTTGTGGAGATTGGTTCTTGGATGGGAAGGTCAACTTCTTGTTTGGGACAACTTATCCTAGAATCTCAAAAAGATATTAAAGTTTATGCAGTAGACACTTTTGAGGGAAGTGAGGAGCATACTGATATTGTTAATGATATAGAGAATCAATCCACATCATTATTGGAGTTATTTAAAAATAATATAGAACTGTGTGATGTTAGTGATATTATTACACCAATACAAGGAAAAAGTTTAGATGTAGTTTCTCAATTTGAAGATAAGAGTATTGATTTTATTTTTATTGATGCCTCTCACGATTATGATAATGTTCTGGCAGATATTACTGCCTGGTATCCAAAACTTAAATCTGGAGGTTTAATTGCTGGGGATGATTATGCTCTTTGTTGGGGAGGAGTTATTCTGGCGGTTAATGAATACTTTAATAATAAAACTGTATTTTTCCTGAACGGAAATTTAAACTATGATTATTCTGCAAAAGTTTGGCACTGGTGTCATTTTAAACCAAGTGAGGAGAAAAAAATGAAAGTAACACTTTATGCAATTTCAAAAAACGAAGAAAAGAATATAGAAAAGTTTATTGAGAATTCCAAGAAGTTCTCTCATACGGTTGTGGTTGATACTGGAAGTACTGATAACACCGTTCAACTTCTAAGAGATGCTGGTATTGAAGTCCATGAACATCCACAAAAGAAAAATGAGTTTGATTTTTCTGTCGCAAGAAATCAGGCACTTTCTTATGTGAAGACTGATTGGGCATTTTCATTAGATTTTAATGAAAATGTTGATGAATTTTATTCAGATAATTTGGATTTTATTGCAAATGAGTTGACTTGTTTTAGGCACCTAAGATTTGATGATGATGGGAATGGAGATCCCCAACAATCTTATGAGGTTCATACAAGATTTCATCGCACCGAAAACTATGAATGGGCAAATGCAGTTCATGAAGTTCCTCACTTTAAATCCACAGAAAAGTTTCCAAGTGAAACATCAGTGGAAAGTTCGATTAAAATTACTAAAAAAATTAAACAATCAATAAGTAAAGAACTATTTTATCTTGATATTTGTGAAAGAGAAATTGAAAAGAATCCAACTAATTGGTATTATATTTGGTTTGTTTTCAAACACTACTATAAAACACAAAATGTTTCAAAGGCACTTGAGTACGGTCAAGAATTTTTAAATCACTCTAGAGCATATTTTAATACTTTCAGAATTGATGTTTTTATTCAATGTAGTATTCTACTTTTGAATTCTAAGAATTTCCAACAATCTGCCAACTATGCTTTTCATGCAGTCAGTGAAGCAATGAATATGGGAGAACCATATCTCTCTAAAGCATTTTCATATCTCACCGAATTATCTAAAAATTTAAATAATCCAAATATTACTGTATTTGCAACAGCATTTAATTCACAAACATTATCTTTACCAGAAAGACATCAAGCAATAGATAAATTATTCTTAACTAATTTAGATGATTGTCCTTCATCTTGTTGGGTGGGACATCGTGGGTTTGCCGAATGGTTAGTGTCTTATCTAAAACCAGAAGTGATTGTGGATTTGGGGGTTGATTGGGGATTCTCTACTTTCGCTTTTGCAATGCCAAGAATAGGACATGTTTATGGTGTTGATACTTTTGAAGGAGATGAATTCACTGGAAAAACAGGTGGAGTTAATTATGATTATGTTGTTTCAAAAAGAGAAAAACTTTTTATGGAAGACAATGTAACATTCATTAAAGGATATTTTGATGATGTTGCAAAAACTTGGGATAAAAAAATAGATATTCTTCATATTGATGGAGATCATAAGTATGAAAGTATTAAAAATGATTACGAAACTTGGAGTAAGTTTTTAAGTGATAATGGAGTAATCTTAATGCACGATACTTGTGTTGAAGAAATAAATGGAAATCAATATGGAGTGAAAAAATTCTTTGATGAAATTGATTTACCAAAGTGTACTTTCACTCACACTTTTGGATTGGGAGTAGTTTCAAAAAATAAACAATTAATCGATATTATTCAACAAAATTTTGATTTGTCTAAACCTTTATGAAATATATCTTTGAGTATGGTTTGTGGGAGAATGATTTTTTATTAAATGAAATATTACCAGAAGGAAATGTTGAGTATGTAAAACCAATCGATCTGGAGCACTATCAATCCAGATGTGATGTTTTTGCTTTTTCTTGCAGAACTCATGATTTCTGGAATATTAGAAATACCGTAAAGAGAATCAAACCAAAAGTAATTATTATGCTTTCTGATGAATTTTATCAGGAAAATAAATGGAACTATAATATGCTTGGAAATTATTGTGATTTATTCTTAAGACAGTATCATCATTCTTTTTATAACTATACTTCCAATACTTTACATTTGCCACTTGGATATACAAATGGATGTAAAACATTTTCTTATGAAAAAAAATATGATTGGTCTTTTATTGGAAATCTTAAAAGTGATAGGAAAGAAATGATAGATGCCTTTTCCCAAATGTCAAATCATTTTATGGGAAATAATATATCCAAAGAAAAAATGTGTGAAATATATTCCCAATCTACTTTTGTTCCTTGTGGTCGTGGAAATTCTTCTTTAGATTGTTTTCGTTTATATGAAGCATCAATGAATGGTGCAATACCAGTTGTGGTGGGATTCAAAGAAGAAATAGAAAATACATTCAAGTATGAAGAAAATCCTCCTTGGATATTTGCAGAAAGTTGGAATGATGCATTTAATAAGTGTATGAGCACTATTATTCAATCCAAAGATGTTATTTGTTGGTGGGAAAATAGAATTCAAAAAGTTAGATCTAAAATTTTGGAGGTATTATGAAAATAACAATTCCAGTGTCTGTTGGGGAACTTTTAGATAAAATATCAATTCTTGAGATTAAATCTTTGTTTACTGAGAATGAATATGTCCATAAGGAACTTGAAGAACTTAGCAAAATTAAAAGCACTCTCACGCAATATACTTTAGAATATGAGATTCAATTAAAAAAAATTAACGAAAAACTTTGGAAGATAGAAGATAAATTAAGAAGGTTAGAAAAAGAAAAAAAATTTGATAAAGAATTTATTGAACTTGCTCGTAGTGTTTATATGACTAATGATGAAAGATCTGAAATAAAGAGAAAGATTAATGAGTTATGTGAATCATCATACAGAGAAATAAAATTATATTGTACTTAAAATTCCAATTTGCCCTTTCATTTAAAATGAGGTATAATGATAGGAATCTAAATATGTTGAATTGATTTAATTTATTCACATCTACAAATCATATGAATTTTGTTAAACTTGCCTTGGGAAATGGCGGAAGTATTCATCCACTTATTATTCCTTCATCCGAATTAAAGGGACCAGCAATTACAAATCCTTCAATTTACAATGATAATGGTAAAATTCTTGTAAATTTAAGAAATATTAATTACACTCTGTATCATTCCGAAAAGAAAAGATTTGAACACCATTGGGGACCACTTGTTTATATTCATCCCGAGAATGATATTCGTCTTCGTACTTGGAATTACATGTGCGAATTGGATCAAAATATGAGAATTAAATCATATCATCGCATTGATACTTCAGATTTTCCCGACAAAGAACTCTGGGAATTTGTTGGTCTTGAGGATGCTCGTATAGTCAGATGGGATGGTAAACTTTATATTTGTGGAGTTCGTAGAGATCTTGATACTGTTGGCACTGGTAGAATGGAACTATCGGAAATTGAAATTACTAATACAGGAGTGAAGGAAATTAATCAGTATCGTATTCCAACACCCATTGATAAAAATTCTTATTGTGAAAAAAATTGGATGCCAATTCTAGATAAACCATTTCATTTTGTGAAATGGACAAATGGTACAGAAGTTGTGAAGTATAATATTGAAAGTAATACAACAGAGCAAGTACATGTTACCGACTGGAAAGATCTTGGATGTATTGATTTGAGGGGTGGATCACAAGTTCTTCCTTTTGATGATGGTCATATTTCTCTTAATCATGAAACTTTTTTGTTTAGAAGTCCTCAAGATAGAAAAGATGGTACATATCGTCATCGCTTTATTGTATGGGATAAGAATTGGAATATTACTAAAGTTTCCCCAAGATTTTCTTTTTTAAATGCGGAAATTGAATTTGCCGTTGGTATGTGTGAGTACGGAGATAATTATTTAATTACATTTGGATTTCAGGATAATGCTGCATACTTATTAAAAGTATCTAAATCTTTTGTTCGTAGTTTTATTTTTGGTTAATAAGTAATAGGAGTTTACCATGATTTTAAATCTGGATTATGTTTTTGAAAAGTATGAACTTAAAGTTTCTGGAATCATTCATATTGGTGGTCACTATGGAAATGAGATTGAAAAATATAAGGAACATAATGTAAGTCGTGTTGTTTTATTTGAACCATTATCATCAAATTTTTCTGTCCTTGAAGAAAAGATAAAAAATATTAGTGGAGATATTGTTGCTCATCAGGTTGCCTTGGGTAATGATAATCGAAGAGTCACTATGAATATTAGTGATAATGAAGCACAAAGTAGTTCTATTCTTACCCCTAAAGTTCATCTAACGGCACATCCAGAAGTTTCATTTGTTGGAACAGAAGAAGTACAAATGAATAAACTGGATGATTATGATTGTAAAAATTGCAACATGATTGTTGTTGATGTTCAAGGTTATGAACTTGAAGTATTGAAGGGTGGATCTGAAACATTAAAGAATATTGAATACATTTATTGTGAGGTTAATCGTGATGAAGTTTATGAAGGTAATGCCAGAGTTGAGGAAATAGATGAATTTCTTTCAACTTATGGATTTGAAAGAGTTGAAACGCAGTGGTATTATACGGAGGTTTGGGGTGATGCACTTTATGTTAAAAATAAAAAGAAAAATATAAATGGAAATATTTCTATAATTTGTGCTTGCAAAAATAGGTATAATGCTCTTAAGTTATCATTGAACTCTTGGTTAATGTTTGATGAAATTAAGGAGGTTATTATTGTTGATTGGAGTTCTGATGAACCAATTGATGATTTGATGAAACTTGATGATAGAATTAAAATTATTAGAGTAGATAATAAAGATCATTTTAATCTTGCACAACCACTCAATCTTGCTTCATCAATAGTGACTGGTGAATATATTTTAAAAATGGATTGTGATTATATAATTAATCCATATTGGAATTTCTTTGAGAGTTATGCAATTGATCAGAGATCATTCTTAAGTGGTAATCATAATTATAAAAGTCCAGAATATTTGGATAAAGATGGAGTTCCAATTGTAGATCTTATGTCACTAAATTTTAGTGAATTATGTGAATATGTAAACTCACATTCTCATTATTTTCAATATTTGAAAGGACTTCTTTTTGTAAGTAAAGAAAATTTTTTAAAGATTGGTGGATATGATGAAGATATTGAAAGTTATGGGTGGGAGGATGGTGAAATTATTAGGCGTCTTGAGAATTTGGAATTAGAACACAGAAAAATATCTTTCGATTATAGATTGATGCATATTCCTCATCCAGATAGAAAAAGATTTGAGCATAGTAAACACTATAGTATTGAGGATGAAGACTATTTTAATAGTTTTATGCAGTATCAATATCCTACTGATTCTTTGCAATTTGAGATTGATTATGCACTGGTTTTACATTACACTCAAAAGAACAAGGAAATATTGATTGAATCTAATAAAATTTCTAAGAATTCAAATGAAAATTCTGACTATGTTACCACAGTCAATTCATATTTAAAACCAAAAACTCAATGGGATATAAATTTAATTAAGGATAATTACTATATTGCCTCCGAAATTGAAATCAAAATGGATAAATTAAAGTTACAATATTTTCCTTCGGTTTATTACATAACACTTGAGGAAAGTGTAGATAGGCAAATTGAACTTGAAAGACAATTTAAACATTATAATATTATACCTACTGCAATTAAATCAAAAAGATTTGCCGAAAGTGACGATAAAATTTCTGGAAAATATTCATATCAACTTAATGATGGAACAAAGGGATGTTGCGTTTCTCATCTTAAGGCAATTAAAACTTGGTATGAAACCACAGAAGAAGATTATGGATTTTTCTGTGAGGATGATTTAAGTTTAGAAACCGTTGCTTTTTGGAATTTTACCTGGGAGCAATTCATTGAAAAAATTCCAGATGATGTAGAATGTGTTCAGTTATTTACTGTTCGTGACAATTTTGATACATTTGAATTGAGGGAAAGATATTGGGATGATTGGGGAGTAACCGCATACATCTTAACTAGGGATTATGCCAAAAAAATAATTGATACCTATATTAAAGGTGATGAGTATGTTTTGGAGATTCCGAATCAAGAATTGATGCCACTAATTGAAAATATTTTACTTTCTTCCGTTGGCAAAACATATACTGTTCCTCTCTTTGTAGAAAATACAAAGTTCAATTCAACTTTTGTTGGATATGATGATGATGTAAAAGACGGACATAAAACAAATCATAAAATCGCCAGAGAACTTGTATTGAATTATTGGAGAAATATTTCAAATTTAATGGAGAATAAAAAGACGGAGTTGGAAAATCTTATAACAAGATATTCTTTAGATACCGAAAATCCAGAAAGTAATTTTAATCTTGGAGTATGGTATGAAAATGAAGGTCATACGGCACCCGCTCTTTCTTATTTTTTAAGATGTGCGGAGAGATCGGAGGATCAAGATCTTGCATACGAAGCACTTATAAGAGGTTCTTATTGTTATGAAAAGCAGGGAGAAAGGGATGGTAGTTCAAGATCTCTTTTGTGGCAGGCGCAGTCTTTTAGACCTGATAGACCAGAGGCATATTTTCTTCTGGGCCGTTATGCCGAAAGAAGATCTTGGTGGCAGGATACCTATATTAATGCTGATTTAGCACTTCGTTATTGTAATTTTGATCAAAAACCATTGATAACTGATGTAGAATATCCTGGTAAATATGCACTCTTATATGAAAAGGCAATTTCTGGATGGTGGTGGGGTAAATCCGAAGAATCTAAATCATTGTTTATGGAAATTTTAAATGGAACAGAAATACCAGAACAATATAAAAAGTTTGTTCTGGAAAAAATGAAAAGTATGGGAGTTGAGATTTAATTTATGAGAGGATTTACTATAAAGAAAGATATCTTATATGAAAAATTTGATATTATTATACAAGGGAAATATTATAATTTCACCAATGAGTTAATTGATGAATATTTAAAGTTACCTTTCGTAAATAATATTATTGTTTCTTGTTGGGAGGATGATTCTTGTTCGGAACATTCTGATAGAGTAAGTATAATCAAAAATAACTATCCAGAATTGAGAGGAAATGGTAATGTAAATTTGCAAATCATTTCTTCATTAAATGGATTGAAGAGATCTAAATCTAAATTTTCTATAAAAATTAGATCAGATCAAAAATATACTTATGATAGTATGATGAAGATGTATAGTTTTTTTATTAAAAATAATGAAAAAACTATGTCATATCAATACCAAAATGATCGTCCGAATAATAAAATATTTGTATCTGGTGTTTATCCTGGTCTTTTATTTCATCCTAGAGATCATGTTTTCTGGGGAAATACTCAAGATTTAATTGATTTGTTTAGTATTCCGATAGATCGAAATGATATATGTAGTTTAATTAATGTACCTGAGCGAGGATTGGGTAGGTATTTTGATTGCTTTACCAGAGGGGAAACTTACATTGGAGCACACTATTGTGCCAGATTTGATGATAGAATAAATCGCATGATATTAAATTCTGCAGATTATTTGTATGATAACTCTATAAATTGGAACCACGCAAAAGAACTCAGTGACAATATAACCTTTAAAGTTTTTAAATCATTTCCAAAAAGTATAATTGATTTTAATTGGTTAGGAAAAACTGAGTGGAATATACCAGGAATTCCCTGGACTCTTCAACCTTATCTTGATGATTGTTTTTGGCATGAAGATGGGTTTTAAACCTTAATAAATAAACGAAAAAAAAACTATGAATTTTACAGTTTACTCAAAAGAAAATTGCCCATATTGCTACAAAGTTAAACAAGTACTGGAGTTGACAGGAAGTAACTTTGTGGTTTATAATCTTAATGAACATTTTACTAAAGAAGAGTTTTATGCCGAATTTGGTGAAGGTTCAACATTTCCTCAGGTAGTTTTTGGTGACAAAAAACTTGGAGGATGCTCAGATACAGTTCAGTTCTTAAAAGAAAAAAAAATTGTCTGACAATAAGATAAATACTTTCAACCATAGAAATCGTGGTGTTGAAGTTTTACTATATGGAGGTAAGAGAAAGCAACCTAAAAATTTTCATATCATATTTGAAAAGTTGGTTTGCTTTCTTAAGCGGGAAGTAACCATCTATTTTGAATTTTCTTTAACAGTTAAGAAAAAATAGTAGTTTCCCGAGGAGAAAAAATGTTAGCAACTAGTTTAGTTTTTGGATCATTTTTGTTAATATTATTTCTCATAGTGGGACTCGTTACTGGATGGGTTGCGAGAGAATATATGATGAACTATCAGGATAAACCAAAACTTCATCCAGAATTTTTTGATGATAAGGGTAATGTAATTCCCGATGAAGTCCTTGCAATAAGTTTTAATCCTGATTATTTTGATATTGATGATGAAGAAGAAGACGAAGACGAATAAACTAAATAGCAATAAATCATTTTATATCTTGTTTTTATGACAACGACAACGGAAAAAAAGACCACGACTAAAGTAAAGGCATCTACCACTAAGAAAAATGTAGATGTTCCTGTTAAAGAACTTCCTTCAAATCCTTTTGCATTTGAAGTTCTTCAACTTGCTTCTTCTCAAAGAACAAAAGAAAAAAAGATTGAGGTTCTTAAAAAATATGAGCATCCATCTTTAAAAGCAATTTTTATTTGGAATTTTGATGAAAGTATTGTCTCACTTCTTCCCACTGGAGAAGTTCCTTATGCCAGTGTAGGTGAGCAAAATTCATTTAGTGGAACTATAAGTGAAAAAATTGATGATGCGGTTTCAAAAATGAATGAAATTGGAACTAATTCTTTGGGGTCACAAGATCAAGGATATTCCTCAATTCGTAAAGAATATCAAAAATTTTATAATTTTGTAAAGGGTGGTAATGATGGACTAAGTTCTCTTCGTAGAGAAACTATGTTTATTAATAT